AACATACTCTCGATACGCATCAGTTCCAATCTCAAATACTTCTTTGATGTCTGTGATCCAACTGCGGAACTTTGTGTTCTCTGCAGTAAGACATAGCACGTAGTTAGGACCTCTGCGGTGTATCTTACCGACCTGTCCTTGCTCAGTCAAAACCCACTCACCTTGTTTGTAGACTTCATTCTTATAGAACTTATCTTTGGTGATGTTTGCTTCCGCAACTTTGGATTTCTTAGTGAAGTCTGAGAGACTTTTCATTAATATAGATGTACATATCAAATATATTTATAAACCCATGCCTTCTCGAACTTTTGCCATGAGCTCCAACTTGTTTTTTACACTCAATGTATCGGGTATTCCTTCTAAAAATTCCGTAGTTTTTTGATTCTTTGCTGCATCTCTCATCTTAGATGCGGACATTCCAGACGCTCCATCCGCATCTGGATCTCTTTCTCCTGCATTAGCAATTTCTACAGTATTNAATGAATAATCATCTCCTCTATTATACTTTTGTATAAAACTCATAGCACCTACCCTATCAGAACCAACCACCATTACTACATCAGTGTATTCTTTCATCATCAAATGCTTCATCACATCAATAGGTGTCTTGCAACATGCTCCATCATCAATATGTTTAGCATACTGAGGAAACATCTTCTTTAATAATTCTGCTTTATACTCATACGGTAAAGGATTCTTTTGTTTATCCACAGTTTGTGAGGGTATGATTAACCAATCCGCAGAACCCGCTTCTTTTTCTACTGCCTGTATAAGTTTTTCGTGTCCTATGGTAGGGGGATTGAATCTACCAAATGTAAATACTACTTTCTTCATTGTGGTGTGTCTCCATTAACCCAATTCTTTTCTACATTGAAGTTCGCTACACTAAATGATAAACGATCTACTAGTTTAACTGCATTACTTCCTTCTTGTATAGCAACATAACCCTCTGGTGCGGTTATCTTATATCCATTCTCTGTTCTAAGGTATGTACCAAACCTCTCACCTGTTTCTAATTTGCGGATGAATAATTCTTTTGCAGATTGTAGTGCAGAGTATAGATTGACTGTGCTTTTAAGTGCTTTTTCTTTATCTTTTATAGTATCCAGTCCTGCATATAATTTATTTAATTTTTGTGCTTTTCCTTTTGGTGTCTTTAATTTATCTGCTGCCTTCCTAACCTCAGTCTCAAAGTATTCTTGAAACTCTTTGACAAATACCTTATCACTAGGTAGTTTTTTACCCTCACGCACGTATTTGTTAAAGAATATCTTTAGTCTAGTTCCTATGACTAGTTGATCTTTTGTTTTTATCTGTTCTGCAACCTCATCTAAGAATGATGATGCACTTTTTAATGATGTTGTACTAATGCTTTTTAATTTTTGAAGACTACCTTTCTCTTTCTCTGTTAGTAAAACATCTTTACCCAACTGACCTGTTTCCGCACTTAAAACTAGCACGTTTCTACTGTCTTTTAGTTTAGATACATCATATCCAAAGGAAGCATTCATACTACCTATGTCAGTGCCCTTGTATGAAGTGTGAAATACTACACCAACCTTTGCTTTTGATGCTTTATCATACAAATCATCCTCTTTTGGTATGCAATATGTTATTGTGTTGGGTTGAAATATAATACAGTCAGTACCATTTATTTTTTTCTTTTCTTTATCGTCAGTAAATAGCAAATCTCCCTGTGCTACACCCTCTATACCTAGTTCTGGTAGATATTTTAAACAATCTTTGAGTTTGACAGCAAGACCTGGTGAACTACCATGGTTATGATCCACGTCTTCCTCTGTAAAATTAATTTTTGCATTAACATTAAAGACTGATTTAGTTCCTACAAAAAATTTATCTGTGCCAGGATATATGCCACAAAATACAGCAGGAGCACCGTCCCATTTTGTAGTAATTTTAAAATTATTTTTCTGTACTCCTGTAAATACTCTTGCTAACTCATCTAAAAACATAAAAGCATCATTAGCACCTTGCTCTCCGTCTAATAAGATGCTATCTTCTAGGTGTTCTAGGTGAGTATTCTTTGACATCAGAATATTTTTGCGAAAGGACCGTATCTTGTACCTTCTTTCTTTGCTATGAATATCATGTCAGTAGCAAATTCATCTCTTTCTGTTTTACCTAATGATAAAATTTGATCCAACCATGTTATCTGTTGTAATTTAGAATTTGCAACATGTGGTTGAGTATTCATAGAAAATAAAAGATTGTCATATGCTTCGTCTTCATTTTTTGCTGCGATATCTACTCCTGCAGTGACCAAATTCTTTATCATTTGTTTGATATCACTTTGTTGTGCTAGAAAATCCTCTGCAGTTTTAGGATATGCATCTTTACTTTTGTCAAATGATAATCCGTAACCTTTCATTTGATCTATTACTAGTTCAATAGTTGCTTTTCCTAGTCTAGCAGCTGATGCACCACTTGCAGTGGGTTCATACTTCAGTCCAGAAAATTTTGTAGAATCATTTGCTTTTATCTGGAAGTCATATGTTGCACCACCTCCACTAACAACTACAAATCTAGTATCTTGTGACGATATTACTGTATTTCCTCTCTTATCTTTCTTAGTTCCCATACCACACTTAGCATATGAATATGACATGTGAATACTGTCTAATGATTTAAGAAATTTTTGCGAATGATTAACAAATTCTATACGTGCGGGTTGTCCTTTTGCTACCTTTTTAAGAGAGACACCAAACACTTTTTTAGTATTGAATAGTATCCTCATTATAGCATTAAATTCAGACAAACGTGACATGGTTGCCTTACCTCTACCCCTACTTAACTACCCCTACTTAACACTTTGTCTATCAGGGTTCTTGCCTTATCCTCATCCTCTATTAACCATACGTCAGCAGGATCCCAGTTATCCTTACTTGATATACCAAACTCCTTTACTTTCTCTGTGATGTACTGCATAAAACCACCTTCACGATTAAATTCTGTAAATTTTGGTTTACCAATCTCTCGTATTAATGCTTGCTGTTGTTTGTGAAAACTCTCTATCCACTCTTCATCTACTTCATCAAGTTTTCCTATGGTTTTCCATATTCTATTCAATTCTTTCATGGCATCATCGTCATCCATGATATCTTGTGGTTTTTTATACTCTTGATTATCTTCTATTGCTCTCTTAAATATGTACGCAGACCCAAGTTCCTGCATTCTAGTCATAGTTGCAGCACTTACATCATCACTAGTCTTACCTGTTGCTTCAAACTTTACTGACTGTCTGCCAATATCATATGTTGCACTATCAGAAGTGGATTTTCTTGGTCTTGCACTATATCCTCTCTTTAAATCTGATATTACACCCGCACTTGATTTTATTACTATCTGCTGCTTCATCGGCCAGTCAAATTTCTTTGGATCATAGAACCATTTTGCCTTATCTCCACCAGAATTTAGAGCAGAACTTAGTTCTGTGTTCTCAGAAGGTAGTTCTACCTTCTTTAGTAGATCATCTTTGGTTATGAGTGAGTATGCCATAGTATTATTTAGAATTGTTTCCAGTATTGTGGGGAGAGTAAACCAGATTCTGTGTCAGTCCTGTGTTTTAGAGTCAAAACAATATCACCCGCAAGACTAATTCGTCTATGTCTTCTAGGTTCAGTAGAAGTATAATGTTCAAGAGAACCAGGAAACATAATGAGATGCTCAGGTTGAGGTTTAATACCGTACGTGTCAGTGTTGTAAAGATTCTGTTCATTGGAAAATTTGAAGACGTCCCCAAAGAGTTCATTACTATTCTTTTTATGTAGTAATAAAGGATCTCCAGATGCCTGTATGTAATACACATATGATATGTGAGAACATGAATGATAATGCATTGGAAATGTTTGACCAGGATCACATATAGTGAACCATGTTTTGACAAAATTAATTTGAAATTCTTTTTTGTCTATTTTAAAATGCTTTAGGTACTCAATAGCAGACTTTTTAACCTCTCTGAAGAAAGGTGCTAGTCTAGTGTCCTGATGGATCAGAACTTTACCATTCAACTCACCTGTTATTTTACCTGTAGAGTTATCAAACTTACCATCCTCAAAACTTTTGTAGAGTGATGGTAAAAATCCTGATATTTTCTTCTCATATATTGAGAGTGGAAATATCTGATGTATATTAGAGGTCGTCTGCTGCACGGTTCTCAGAGTCATGGATATCAAAACTACCGCCAGGATATCTTTTCTCTAATTTTTTAATATTGCCTTCAATTACTTCATCAAAACTGATGTCTAATGCCATACATGCTTGTGCTACGTACCACATAACGTCACCCAACTCAATAATAAGATGCTCTCGATTATCGACTGACCAAGGTTTACCTTGGAAGACCATCTTTTTAACGATCTCCAAAAACTCACCAGACTCAGCAGACATGCCAACAGCAGCAGTGGTAAGACGTTCAATATTGGCACCCTTTCTGTCAAGTTCAACCAAACGATCAGCAAGATAGACAAAATCCTTACTGGAATCGGATGTGACACCATCCACGAAACGACTGTACTTATCAAAATCTATTGTCATAATAAAATAACACTTAGGTATATTCTACAGTAATTTATATGAGTTGTCAACTACTCTCCTAG